CATATGGGCGGTCGGATGGATGCTGATTATATTCGCCGATTTTACAAGCTAACAGAGGGTCAAGAGTTGAGCCTGCAAGAAGCGATCGAAGCCTCAAAGAAAAAAGTTCTTAACTCAAAAAAGGCGTCATACGCTCAAAAGTGGCTCGACTGGTCGATCTTGAAACCGTCCGATGATGAGTTTTTGCAAGTTGTCGAAACGGTCAAAGAATGGATTCCGAAGGAGTGCTTGGAAAACGCGATCACGTATGGCACGAAGCGGAAAACATACAATCGAAAACTGAAACAAAAACTTAAACGCAATCGAACGAAGCTAAGGAGAGTGCGATGACTGAGGAAACGAAAGAAGCGACAACCCCCGAACCCGTCGAGGCTCCCGCAGTGGAGGAAGACGCAACCCCGCAAGCCGAAGCAGAGATCTCTTCCGAACCGGTGGAGGAAAAAGAAGAAGCCGAAAAGCCTGCGCCAAAAAAAGCGAAGCCGAAAGCAAAAGCGAAGCGAGCAAAGCCGAAAGCAAAAGCGGCACCACAGCCGGACGAAGAAGAAGTTCCGGATATGGCCGAAGCGGTATCAACGATGCAAGGCGAACTCGGCGAGCTTCGCAGGAGACTCGAAGAGAAAGACGCATCGATCGAGGCTTTGAGCAATCAACAACGCGAACGATTGGAAAGCGAACGACGGCGAATCCTGGTTAACCAATGGGGGTTAAGGGATGCGGCTTATCTTGCGTTGGCACCATCTATCGATCAAGCGGATCCCCTAACCGAAGAGGGGCGCGGAAAAATGATCGAATTTAGAAATAAGCACAGGGCTTTATTTGCAGGTTCTCCGAGCCTGCCCGATGTAAACGTAAGCGAGGGAGGACACGATGAAACGGCAATCCACGGAAGAATCAAGAAGTTCGGCGACATCTTCAAAAAGTAACAAAAGCGCGAAAGCGAAAGCGAAAGAGTTGATCCTAAAATTCGAAGCGGAAGGCGCTCTTGTATTGCAACCGGGGTCAATCCTCGGGGGGGATCCGGACTATCATTATTTCAACGTGGGATTGAATCCGAGTCCGGCGCTTCTCGCTCGGCTTTCGTCGCTTGGTTATGAGAAAGCGCCGGATCACGTTAAGAGAGTTGGTCATAGTCCCGCAGTACTTTACTGTGTACCGAAGGCTTTCTACGAATACCGCAAAGAGCAATCACGCAAAAAGCGGATCGAAGAAGCAAACAGAGGAAAGAAGCAACGCAAGATGATGAAGCGCTTCTTCTCTGCGATGGGCAAGGAGCCCGGATTGGCCGATCGGCTTCTTTCGGGTTTCTCGTCGGGGAACGGTGCCCCACAAAGCGCCGACGATTTGAATGATGATTAAAACTTAGAAACAGGAGAACGAGATGACAGCCTACGGATCATCGAATAAATATGCTCCGATTGCGCAGCGTTGGACGTCTGCGCTTTTGGATTACTCTCCGACCTGGTCCGCGTTTGCGGCTGTGGTCGGGAAAGAAGGGGATTCTAGTCTCCAAGTCTACCACGATCTCACAATCGGAGAGCTTTCTGGTTCTTGGACTGATGGTGGCGCAATCCCCGACGGGGATGTTGGCTCGGGTCCGGTTCAAACCATTACCGCAAGCGGCAAGGGTCTCAAAGTAACCTTGAAACGTGGTGATATTGTTCGTGACTCAACCCTGATTTCCCGAAAGTCCGCGGAGCTTGTGAACGCAGCAAAAAGGGAAATAGAGAAAGCGGTCTATACCAGTTTGGACACGTCCCCGACCACAGCCTATTCGGTCGGTGGAGGTCTGCGCAATTACCTATCAGGAACCGGAGATCCTCACCCTCTCGAAGATGGTGTGACGACTCAGTTCAACGATCTAAACGCAGCGCTCGCAAACGACAGCCTCGAAGATGCAAGAGTCACTCTCCGACGGTGGAAGAATTTCGGGGATGGTTCTCCCCTTGGTTTGGGCGCGGGTCCTTTGGTTCTTGTAGTGCCTCCCGATCTCGAAGGGTTGGCAAACCGAATCACGGGATCGGCTTCTATGGATCACGATAGTACCGTGGGGATCTTGAATCCACACAGCCAACGGAACTACACTGTGATCTCGAGTCCATATCTGACAAGCACCACTGAGTGGTTCTTGATCGATCCTATGGCGGCACCGGTCAAGGTTTTCGCTCCTGTTTCTCCGCATCTTGCGATCGAAGAACAAGCGGCTGATCAGCAAACTGTAATCAGCGTTACCATGGAGATTGCCGCCTTTATCGAAGGACCACCAGACGGCTTGGTTGGTTCCTCAGCATAGGCGAGGGGGGAAGGTGTGGGAATTGCTCACGAGATCATCCAGAACGGAACAGCGACAATCCGCGTTCCGCTTGCGACTCGACTTAACGCGGCGACAGCCTCGGCAAGTTGGCTCGACCGGAGCGCGAACTCGACATCGTTGACAGCAACGATCGACGACTCGAGCGCGTCGGTTTCGTCGGTGTCTGGTGATCATTCCCTCACCCTTTCAAGCCTTGACCCTATGGGGTCACAGTCTACCGCGGATTGGTATAAATACGCTCCGGGGCGTCAGTATGTCCTTCTAAATCCAGAGGAGACAACGCGGGGTCAACTTGTCACGGTTGCCACAGCGGACGCATCGACCAACGTGATCACAATCGTCGAGGCAATTGCGGCTTCTGATACAACCGGGCTTGCCGTTTACGGTGGGCACGTCGAGGTTTCTATCCCGGCTTCTCTTACGACGAAGCGGGGGATGAACTTCCGAGTCAGAACCACAGCGACCTTCACGGAAGGCGCGAGTCTCCTGGCTACACCGGACGAAACGATCCAAGAGATGATCCATATTGTCGCACAGCCGACAAACGCGATCGTGGATCTGGAATCGTGTCTTCGTTTGTTGGAAGCGTGGCATCCGAGTGCCGCCACATCCTGGCCAGTGGCGAAGGTTCGCGCAGTCGCGGATCTCGCCGACATTCGAGTTAAGCAAGCGATCCAAGGTTTGAAAAGATATCCCCACTTATACGGTGGGGCGTCTTGGTTTCAAGCCGGGGTCTATGCTTTGCGTTTCGTTTTGAGTGATTACGGGCTTGCGCCTCGTGATGCTGATTTGGGGACTTATCAACTCGAGATGGACGAAATGATGCGCAGAGAGGTCGATTCTGCTTCTCTGACTTTGTCGTGGTACGACGACGACGATGACGACGTGGTGGAGGAGATCGAAGAGGCAAGGCAATCGATCCGGGTGATCCTGTGAACTCGAAAGAAGTGCGGGACGCACTCAAAACCGTAATCTCTGGGATCACGATACCATCGGCTTCGAAGGCTTCGCGGGATGACGTTTTTCGATACTTGGGAGACTTGGAAGAGATGAGGCTTGATCGTGAGTTTCGGATCGATCTTGTAAGTCCCGCAGCCCCTTCGGAAAGGTTAACCGCGGGGATTTACACACAGACAGATCCCCGCGTTTGCGAGTGGGAGTTGTCTTTGGGTTATGTGATTGCAAACGGTGTTCAAGATCGAGCTTGCGAAGATGCCGATCTGATTACGGACGAACTATACAAACTCCACGAGACCACCGGGATCTTCTCGGCTTCGTGGGCGGCAAATACAACTGACTTTATGGACGGGATCATGCTGATCGGCTGGACCGTCACAGTCGAATACGATCGGAGGGCTTGAGAATGGCTTCACCTACTAGACTAGGAACTTTGAGAATGGGGACCGAATCAACATTTGGAACGGAAACCGGATCTTACGATTACACACTCGAGACAGAAGTCCCGAGCATTACCTTTGCGCAAGAGATATTCGAGCGCGATGCGATCAAGAATAACTTTCACAGCCTCCAACCCTCACTCGGATCACGAGCGGGCGCGGAGATCACGTTGAAGTTTCCAATGCACGGTTTGAGCGCAACGATTCCCAGTGGCGGATCCTGGCCAACGAGCAACGCGGATTCGGTCTTGATGAAGAGTTTGCTTGGTGGGGTTCAAGCCGGGGCACACTTGACCGGAGCGGACGCAGAGGACACCGCACTCACTTCGACGGCTTCCGTTCTTTACTTTGGACCGGGGCTCTCGAATGTGCCTTGCGGATCCTTTGTGACTTGTACGGGGGCATCGGCAAAGGTGGCGAGCTGGACAAGCGTTACGGATGGCGCGGTGGACAACAACGCGACGATGCTTTTCCCAATGGAAGCGGCTCCCGTCGACGGTTCGGATATATGGGTTGCGGAAACCTGTTATATGAGCACCGATCAGCCTTCGAGCTTTTCTCTCGAATTCAAACCGAACGATACAAATCTTGGTTTGAAATTCCTTGGTGCGGTTCCATACAAATCGACGATCTCGCTAGATCCTGGTGGCGTTGCGATGATGGAGGTGACTTTCTGGTGTGGAGATGTCGAAGCGACATCGGGCGCAATGGAAACGACGCAACCAAGTCTCCCGGTCCTTCCTGCGGCTGTGCGGAATCAAGGAGCGCGAGCAACCGAGGACGCAAGCGGAACCGAGATCGATCTGGCTTCGCTCTCGATTAGCATCGAGGGAACGGTCACCCCGATCGTAAGTCACAACGCAGCCGAAAAGGTCAAAAGCGTACTTGTGACAGATCGGATCGTTACGATGGAAAGCACAATCGTCGCCGAAACCGGCTTTACGCTGACGGTCCCAACTTCCGGAAAAATTATGGCTATTCGCATTGGCTCAACTCCGGGTCAAATGCTCGGCATCCTGATGCCTGCTGCGCACGAATATGAGTTGACAAGCCCGACGGATCAGGATGGTCTGTGGGCTCAAACTCGAACCTTCCGCGCAGGACGTTTCACAGGTGACTCGGCTGCGAGTGGTGGAGGTGGTGCGGATACACCTTTCCGAATTGCGTTTGGTTGATCTTGGGGGATTGCATGAAATGGGTTTTCTTTATTCTTTTGGGTTTCTTCTTTGCTGGTTGTGCCTCGTCGAATTTTGGGACGTGTGCGTTGCATACTTCCCTTTCTTGCTCTATGCAATCGATTGGGGCTTGTCCGGTCTCTCCTACGGGTGATCAAGATTGGGAAGCCTGGGGAATGTGCTTGGCTTCGTCGGCTGCGGTTCGCTGTCCGTCTGGGCTTGCACGGTGCGCGGTGTCTGCTATGCTGCGAAGCAAAGGGCCAAAGTTAGTCGCGGGTGGAACAGGTTGTGACACGGACGCGGCAAAGGCCTGTGTAGACAAAGCAAACCCAACGAACGAAGACGAAGCGATCGAAGTCGTCGCTGATTGTTTCCGAGAGGTTTGCGCCTCGGAGTGAAATATGTCTGTTCTCGTACCCACAAGAAGCGATCGAACGGTCGCTGTCGTTTGGACTGGTGATCAGTCCGTAAAGGAAAAACCGTCAAAGACAAAAGACAAAAAGGCGGGAGAGGGTGGAACGAGGGTCATACCATTACAAGATGCGAAGGACGCGACAGGAGCGACAGTGTTCCACGTTCGAGCACTTAACAATCGAGAACTCGAGTTTTTTTCCCACTATCTCGCAAAAGACGGTCGACCCTTTGCAACGGATGCCGCGATTGCCTCTGTTCAAAAGGTGGTCGACGGTGGGACGGTTATCGAAGAAGAAGCGCAACTGGTCGAGCTTATCACACAGCGGATGCCGTTCGATTGTCTTGCCTCCCTTGCGCAATTTATTATCGAACTCACGACCGGCGGCAAGATCAACGAAGCGGGGGATCTTTGACTCTCGATCGTTTGATGCTTTGAAAGCGGCTGCGGTTCTTGTCGAGAGCGATCATATAACGGGGCTTCCCTATAACCTCGATTGTAACAACTGCCCGAGGTCTTCCACCCTTGGGGATCCTCGTTGTTATAAATGGAATCAATCCGATTCCGATTATCATTTCGAACAAAAAGAGATCATCGGCCAGTCTTGGGAAGTGTGTCCCGCGGTGTACCTGTCTGATTATAGAACACGCAATCTGATGGGGTATTTCGCTGCGGCATACTCGGAAGGCGCTTACAACCTCGACGGATGGCCGGATCGCTTTTCCGCTTGGGTCGAGATTGGGCTCGTTGAGCTTCGAACCAGAGTCAACAAAAAAAGAGAAATAAGATGGCAAAAGCAAGCGGGACAGTAAGCCTCAAACTGGCGATCGTCGGTCAAGACAAGATTAGCGCAGTTCTCGAAACAGCCAAACGCAATACCGCAGGGTATGCCAATTCAGCAAAACAAAACCTCGAAAAGACATCGGGCGCTTTCGCATCGATCAAAGGTTCGATCGAGGGTATGGGCACAAAGTGGTCCGAACTCCGATCCAAGGTTGCTCTTGCAACCCAAGCGATCGGGATGATTCGGCAAGGGCTCGATGAGTTGCAAGAGTTCGAATCATCGAGAGCGGTCGATCAAATGTTCACACAAATGGTCGAGCAACCGGGAATCGTCCTGGCTGCCATGCGTCAAGCCTCGAGGGGTGTCAAAGCAACGGACACCGATCTCAAGCGAATGGCGATGTCGGCGCGTGCCGCGGGGTTTAATGTAAAAGAGATGACCTTGATTCTCGATGCCGCATCAAAGCGATCGGTCTTTCGAAATACGGGTCTTCTTGAATCATTCAACGAACTAAACACGGCATTTAAAAACCAATCAAAAGAGTCGCTCGCGTCGTTGGGTATTGAGTTCGATCGCCAGAAATACATCGAAAAGCAAAGAGCAAATTACAAGAAACTCGGAAAAGAGGTAAGCGATTACACGTTAAACATCGGCGCTATGCGGGAGGCTTTGCGGCTTTCGGAAGAGGTATCCGGGATCAGTCGGATCAAGTTATCAGAGACTGCATCTGTTCTTCGTGAGACTTCGGAGGAACTCGAGAATCTCAAAGACACCGCAGGGAAGGGGATCGTTTCGTTTTTGACGGGCGAAGGGTTCGGAGAGGACGAAGCCGATGTGATTGCAAACGCTCTCCAAAAGGTCGCGGAGGGTGGCGACGACATGGGATATTCGGTTTCCGTTTTGAATACCCATTTTGGAAACATGGCAAAAAGTTCTCCCGAAATTGCGGCTTTTCTGGATTCCGTCAATAACCGAATGACCGAAGCCAAGGATCGAGTCGATGGTGTGGGGGGTGTGATTCGTGATTTGCATTCGGTCGATCTTCCCGATTGGTTGGGGGGAGGAGTCGAAGACGTCGGAGAGGTTGGGGCGTCTGCGGTGGGTTTGGTAATCGATGCGGCAACCGGTTTTACCCAACAAACAAAACTCGGAAATTTCCAATTAAAAGAACAGGTCGAATTCTTGGATCAAGGTTTGGGGATTCTCACAGACTGGGTCGCAAAGGAACAAGACATAACGGACGAGCGGAGAGATCAAGCCGGACTTTCGAACCAAATGAAACTGACAAAGTCGTGGTTGCAATTCAGGGAAAACGAAGCAACATCGATCCAAGATGTCACAAAAAGAATCCGCGAAGCGCGAGCGGCTTTGCGCGAATACGAAGAAGGATGGGCGGCGACAAGTTTCCGAGCGGGGGTTGCACAGTTTAGCGGGGCAGAGCGGAAGGATTTCGCGGAAAAATTGCAAGCGATGAAAGACCTGGTCGGGGAAGCTGATTTTGCGAACATAATGTGGCGCGATGCGTCCAACCTCACATACACCTTCCTCACCGATCAGGCCTCGGAGATAGAACAAGCGCACTACATTATGAGCGGGTGGGAGGTATACCACGACAGTGCAAAACAGATCGAAGCGTACCAAGATCAACTTCGCAATCTTTACATGAGACAAAATAACCAAGGGAAGATCCTCGAGAAACAAAACATGATCACACGGTCTAAGAACCGGATGACATATGTCGAGGACAAAGCGGAACTCGTCAAAATGGAGCACCAAATCCGGGTCGCGGAGGGCATGATCAAGATCATGTCTGGGGAAATTGATCTGACAATCGCAGAGGTGATCAACTGGTCCAAAAACATAATGGACGAAGCGGACAAAGCAGAACGAAAACGAAAAGCGGAAAAATGGAAACAACGAAAAGAAGAGATCAAATCCCTCGAGATCCAACGCTTGCAAAATATGGAGAAGATGTTCGTTTTAGATCTCGAAGCGAAAGGCTTGATGACTGATCGAAAAAGGTTGTTCTTTTCGCATTCAATAGCGGACGCGATCGACGATATCAACAACAAAAAGCGACGGGGAACGCTCGAAGATTTGGAGCGTGCCGGAAAGCTGTCCGAAAAACAATGGCTCGAACTCGATGCGCTTCGCATGTCAGAAACCATTCGCGCAGCCGAAAAAGCGAAAGCGATCAAAAGCGCAAACGCACAGGAGAAGGATCTGACATTGGAGCACGGTCGAGAAATGGAAACGATCGATCAAGCAAGAATCGAAGCCTCTGCCAAGTATGGTATCGATCAAACGAAATACGCAGAAAGACAGAAGCACGGTGCGATCCTGGCTGCGGAGCACAATCTCGAACGAAAACTTTCAGATATCAATCAACGAAAAACGGATTCGATTATCGACGCAGCCGAAGCAGATCGACAAATTCAGATCGCAACGCTCACGAGCGAGCTGGAGATCGAAGCTATATATGCGGATCGTCGGGCGGCAATACGGGAAGAGGAGTTCGAAAGACGATCGGAACTTCTCGACGAGTGGACGGTGCAACTTGATAATGTATCCGGACCCCTTTCGCAGATCATTGCGTTAGACGAAAACGCAAGCGCAGGAACCGAAACTCTTGCCGCGGCTTTTGCTGTCGCAAGTGTTGCCACTTCCGAAATGTCCGCAGCCACCAACGGATACCGAGCCGCACTTCCGGGGATGCTTAGTGCCTCGGGTGCCGCGGCTAGCGGCATGATCGAAGACACAAAACGGCAAGCGCAGGTGCAAGGAATGTTCGAGATCGCCTCGTCGCTGAGTTCGTTTGCGTTCGGGGATATTAAGGGTGGAGCACTACACGCGGCAAGCGCGGCTGCGTTTTTTGCTCTTGCCGGTAAAGGTGGATCAGGAAAGAAAGACAAGTCAGGAGCGAAGGGTGGATCGATCTCTAAGGGTGGCGGGGGTGGGGGTTCTTCGAAAACAGGATCCACCACGTCGAATCTTGTCCTTAATGTTTCCGGATTTGTGGGAAGCGAACACGATCTCGCGGTTGGTATGTCGAAGAATCTAAGCGTATTAGATCACGACAACCCCGGAACGGGACTTGGGAGTCATTTAGCATGATCGCGGAGTTGGTCACATTTTGGAGTCGAGGGTGGACCGGTGGCGTAATCGTTGCCGATTCTGCGATCCCTATATCAACAACAATCCCGGTGCCTGCTTCGGCTTCTCCGATCTATATTGCAAAATATATCGAAAGCACCACAGCCTCTACGACTTGCGCAATCAAGTGGGACATCGTCGGAAATGACAAGATCAAGTTCTATCGATCCGGCTCTTCCGCAAACTTTACTCTTTCGATGTCCGGAACGGTTGCGCAGTATATGGGGTTTTCTGCTTCGACGACTTTCTCCGGATCGGGCGCTAACAATTACACCGGGACGATTCTCCCTCGTGGATTGTGGCGTCCGCATACCTCCGACGAAGCCTTGAACTTTGGCGAAGTCCTGGGGGGAGGTCACGGTTTGCCGGGTGCCGTTTACGGTGGCGCGGCTGTCTCGATGTCGGGTTCTTCCGTCGCAAGCCAATCGGGGGTCTTGTCGGCTCAAATATTCAGAGAAGATGCCGCGGCTTTTTATACTGCTTCGAAAGTTTCGATCGGGGTGTTAGACGTGAAAACCCCCACCACGACTTCGGCTGTGTTGTTTTCGCATGGATCAGGAACGCAGGCTTTCACATGGTATCACGGGACCCCGTCTGTCTCCGAGCAATCGAGCTTTTCCGGATTCATGGAGATCGCTTTCCCAATTATCCGAGCACCGAAGGGGGGGGCGTAAATGCCACAAGAATATATATCGGGATTCATAAATTGCGACACTCCCGGATTGCAGGATCTGGGCTTCGGGAATTCAACTGTCGGGTATACCACTTTGACCATGGAGGGTTGGCGGCATTTTTCGGATTATCTCGATGAAATGGAAACGAAGATCAACGCGCTTGCCTCTTTTAATTATTCGGTCGAATACGACACGACAGCGAATCCGGACAAGGTGACCTTCACGCAATCGGGGGGATCTGCGGGTGCTCCCGTTTTTGAATCTCTTTCTATGGCATATGCGCTTGGATATGCTTCGAAAAACCAAGCCAGTTTCGGATCACACGTTGGCGGGATCTCTCCGCTTGCCTGTGTTCCGATCGATGGTTTCTTTTTTCAGGATCGGCGACCGGCGCGGGAGTATGATTTGGCAGAGCGACGATTCGGAAGGAACACGAACGTCGCGTGGGGTTCGGGCGAGCTGGCGACCCTTGTGATCACTTTGGAGTGGTCGAAGTTATACCGGATCATGGATGGGCCTTTGCGGTCTGGAAAAATTCGGATCGGGGGTTTGTCTTCGGACTATACGGATTGCTTCGTTTATTCGGTCTCCTCTCCGGAGGTCCACGGATCTGCGGAGACAGCCGGAACCGTCGAGCTTGAAGTATACATTCCGGAGGATCAAACGCACACGATCGGATCTACTGCGAGCTTTACCGATCCGTGGGCGCTCGTTGAACGTGGATATGTGCCATCCTATTTCATGAAAATAGAAGGGCTCCCCTTCCTCTTTTGCGAAACGAAAGCAAGCACGATAGGGGTGACGCATCCAACGCACAGCGAAGCGCAAAGCCTGATCATTGATGACTCTTCTGCGTTCAGAGAAAAGATCAATCGAGAGGGCGGGATCGTTGAGGGTTCCCCCTTGACGATTGGGATCAAGGATTCATCTTCTGGGGTTGGTGACGTTCACGGGATCTTCGGGTCTCCCTCGGGTCGTGCCGTTTTAGATGGCACGGTCTACGAATACGACTTTGGAGGGGGCGCAAGTGCGACACAAGCGGTCAACGTCGAGAACATCGTGACCGCAACCGGAACAACCTCCACAGACGGGTTCGCCTCTTCGGGCTTTTGTTACTTGGGCAAGGAGTGCATCCAATACACCGCGAAGTCGAGCACGTCTTTAACTTGCAATTTTCAAACGCGGGGAACTTGGGGTTCGACGTATCGACACGGATCCCACGTCGGACCCTCGACCCACAAGATCCTCTCGGATCGTCCGGTTGTTTGGCACGGTCGGATCGTGGAGTTGTGGGTTTGCTTTGTTGATCCGATCGCGGGTCTTCCGTCGATGACGGCATGGGAGGAAACAGGAAACCAACTGATGGTCGGCTTGTTCGAAGTCCGGGGCACTCCTGGGTTTGATCGTGGGCTTTGGTCTCTCGAGTTGCGACCCCTTTCCGATAGGCTAAAAAGAAAACCCGAAAGCGCACTCCAAGGTGCTCTCAAACCCTACGCAGGAATTACGAAGAACCCCCAAGATCTATGGGTGGCTTTTAATGGCGTAATGGAGTTTCATTCTCAAAAATACACCGCGCCGACTTTATATTGGATACTCGAACACACTCGAAGCGCCTCCGAGTATGGCGCGTATATGAGCTTGCAACAGGGAATCCAAACGTGGCTCGACGGGGTGGAGCGGGGGTTGAACTATGATCAGGTTTCGGGATCTGTTTTCGGTTCTTCCGATCCCGCAGATCGAAAGGTCGAGTTGACCTTGGGAAAGATTAGCGTCGAATCGGGGGGTGTGTCGTTTTCGTTTTCTGTTAATAAACTCAACAGCTATACGAACAACCTGGTATGCCGTGGACAGGTTTCCGGATCGGTCCCGTTTGTCCCTCAGAGTTGGGATGTCTTATATACCACAGCGGCGACGAACTTCCCTTACGAGGTAACAATGCAAGCGCCTTTGACCGGTCAAGGATCGGAAGCGCTTGTGGTAAGTTTGTCAAAATACGAGGGAATTGATTCGAGCGATTGGCCTTCCGCAGATCTTAACGTCGGTCCCGCATATGCTTCGATCAATGGTAAAGAGGTGATCTCGTATACCAAGGTTTTTACGAACTCATTGATTCCGACTTTGGGAGCCAAGCAGATCGCCTTGGGTGGAGTTTCTCGAAACGTCTTTGGTGATAGTCCTGTCGATGCTTTTGCCGGTGGCAATATTTCAGCGGGTAACGCAATTCTCGACAAGCCGATCCACGAGATCATGAACTCGTTCGTGGAGTCTAGCGGATTGAAAACGGCATCCGGATCGACTGTAGCGGACGACGGTCCCCGCGGGGCTTTCGATGAAATGGACACGATCGGATCTGGCTATGGGTTGGACGATGCGTATTGGGACGAAGCGCAACACCCTATCGATCCGGGGTTCTATTCGAATCATATTGTGACCCCCGGTGGGGCAAGTCTTCAAAAGTTGGTCGGGGGTTACCTCTACGCCAACAACCTCGCCATTGGTCCCAAGCGAAGTGGAAACCGGATCAAACTTGGAACGATCTCGACCCTTCCTTTCTCTCCTTTCTACGATGCAACCTTGCGAGACTCCGATCTTCTTTTAAAGAAACAAGCCGCAACGGTTCGAAAGTTTTCACCGAAACCGAACTCCGTCAAACTTTCGAGATCTTTCGGAGGTGGAAAAGATACGATCACAGTAAACGAGATGGACGATATAATGGCTCGCGGGTTGCAGTCGTCCAACGTGTCGCTTCCTGGTTTAGCGGAAACCGATTTCTTTGCGTTCGGTTCGGCTGTCGGTCGCGGCTTGGTAACTCAACACGAGAGCGCGTCTGTCTATTCTTTCAAGGTTCGACCAACTCAGGATTGGCGCGTTGGGATGTCTCTCGACGTTTCTGTGACCTATCCGGGGATCTATGATATGGCGAACAACGCTTTGGGGCTCGTTGGAAAAGGTCGGATCTTGGAGGTGTCTCGAAACCTTAGAACGGGCGAGATCGTGTTGGTTGTGATGATGGGTGTCGGGTCTGCTCCTCTGTGTTATTCTGCAACGGTCACAGGTGTCGCGGGTAACGTGTACACGCTTGACGTTTTCGAGACCGAAGGGGGGGATCCTTTGTTCGATCGAACGGAATATGTCCGCGTTTACAATCCTGGAAAGAGCACCGAGATCGACGAGTCTCGATCGATCACTGCGGTCGATCCTTCGGCAAAAACGCTCACGCTCTCGGGGTCGCTCGGGTTTACTCCGGTAAATGGATATACCCAAGTAACATTCCTACACCAACAAGACTCGAATATCACAACGAGACAGCAAGAGTTCTGCCACTTCAACGACGGGACCCGGTGGATCTAAATGGCAAACCTGAATAACACATGGGACAAAACGGACATCTACACGGGCGCGGGTGTGATCCCCGGTGTGCCTGTGACCTTCAATCCGATCTTGGGAATGGCTGAAAACCACAGCGCACAATACCGGCTTTTTAATCCGGTTCTTTTCGCTGCGCAGTCACAGAACGGATTCTGGCAAACGTACTCCGCGGTACACACAGACACGAGCGATCCCCCGGACGGGGTTCCGGATGTCTGGGTCTACACACAGGATTCGAACGTTCACTGTTGTACCTTTATCACTCCCCCGGCTCGCTGTCGCAATATGCAAGGGACGATCTATTACCGAGTGCGCAACAATCACCCTTCGGCGACGAAGGTTGTCAAAGTTTATTTAAACGGGGTCGAGCTTGATTCCCAAACAGTCGCAGCGGCGACGGTTTCGGAATATGCTCGAGGCTTCACGAGTTCAGTGATTGGCGACTCATATGCGGGGTTCACTGCTCCGGATCGTTGGTCGATCGAAGGCGCGGATCTTTCGATCGCTGTGCATTCGATCCTGGTCGTCGCTCCGGACCACAACCAAATGTCGAGCATAGCGGATTCGTATATGCCGACGAACACGGGATTCCACACGCTCAACGAATCCGGAGCTGGCTCCACGTATGGCACGCAAGGAAGTTTCGACACGGGTGATCCTGTGACTGTGGGAACCGTTAACGCTTTGCTCTCGGGACCTGAGAAAACATACAAAAGCAGATCTCAAACCGTGGCGAGTTTTTGTTCAACGATGGGATCAACCGGTTCGACTCCTGTCTTCTATGGTTCGCAAACCTCGTTTGCTCTCGCTTGGAACTTCTTCGCGGATTGGAGATATGTCCCCCCGTCAGGATCGACCGTGACTGTTGCGATTATTGGATCGACTTCGGGGGGTGGATCGGGGGGAGTGGTAAGAGTGACCGGATCGACGAATGGCGAGAAGGTCGAGTTATCCGTTCCCACTTCGATGAAGTCGAGTTATGAAGGCGACGTTTTCAGCTATGCGCAATTCACAGCAACAGAGCAACCATGGGAGAACGAGCACTTTGCGGTTTCTATTCGAGCGCCTTCGAGCGAAACCGTTGCGATTCGTTTTCTTGGTTTGTTCATAACTCCCCCCGCGTGAGGTGGCTTGATGCCTTTTCTTGATCCCGATGAATTATACGATAGCCAAACGCAACCCCCGGTCGTCAAGAATGGCGCTTTTCCTCTCGCGTCGGTTGCTTGTGCCGTTGAGCATAGGCAACTCGCGTTGGTATATGGTGCGCCTCTTTTCTATACGATGACCCTCGAACAGACTTATAGGTCTGTCAGTGGGGGAGGAGAGACAACAACAGCCGACAGAACGATCGATGTCTGGGTGCCTTCTTTTTGCAACCTGATGGGGTTCAAGGCTGTGGGCTCGGGTTCGGGTGTTTTGAAAATTGAATATGGATCGATCGATTATTTCATATCGATGGGGGGTGGCGATTCGGACGCACCGATCGCAAACAAAAAACAATCGCTTTCGCTTTCGTCGGGTCCATTGGCTCCCGCAGAAATGATCGCGTTTACGGCTGCGGACACTCCGCAGCGTTTAGAACTAACCGTGACACCGGGAACGGATGTCTACATTGAGCAACTGATCGTGGTCTTTTCGAAGACTTCGGGATCAATATAGGAGAAGAGACAATGGCAAGAGGAGAACAAAAGATCATCGACGCGAGCACCGCAGGATCGGGTTCCGTCACTTTTACAACGCACCATAGCGGACAGGTGGCGGTGACTATTACGTGTGGAGATACCTCCGCAAACTTTGCGATCTATGCAAAAGCGACATCGACAGCGACGGATTCGAAGGTCTTCTCGACTTTTTCCGCAACGCCATCGACAGCGGCAATCACGGGTAACACTTCCGCGACTGCGGCTGTGGCTTATTCAAACGCACAGCTTTCGACGGCATACGGCGACGCATCCGCGGGGGTGTCGATTACTTTGGATGGTTCTATGTATAGCTATTCGGTGAAGTGGAACAGCAACACCGACACAGTCAACGCTTGGGCCTATGTTGGGGATTCGGCGTGATGGATAACTTGGAGCAATACATACCGGGCGCGGTGCTTTTGGCGCTCCTCGTTGTTGATCGCGTCTTGGGTTGGAGTGCAAAAAGGATCGAGCCTTCGTTGCGTGAAATCCTCGACAAAACACAGGACCTTCACGAGTGGCACGACAGAAGAGATCAAGATGGTCTTTTCATATGGTATCAAAGAAAAGAGCACGATCACGTTCTGGGAAGGCTTGCCGACACAATCGATCGCCAGACAACCTTGACGTATGAGATCGTGAACGAGTTAAGAGCGATCCACACTTCGACGAAAAGGACAGAAGGCGAGGTCGAAAAGTTGAGAGACAAGATCAACTAATGGTTGCACGTCGAAGATTAAGGCGCGAGCAAGTCGAGGAGATCGCAAAGTGGGCGTTTATAAAACACCCCCGCGAGATCTCCCGATTGGTTGGGATTCCGACGGCAACCGTTCAACGTGTGATTACCCTTTTGGGTGTGTTGGATTTGCTACACCCTATCGAAAAACAGACACCCCCCGAGGATCTCGCGCTTTCCGTCCTGGGGGGCGAGGTTGATCCGGTCTCGATTAAGAAGTGGAGGCTCTCGATCGGATACACTCAACACCAACTCGCAAAGGTTGCGGGGGTCTCGATAACAACGATCACACAGATCGAGCTTCGCCCCGATGAGTTTCGAAAAGCAACAGCGACAACTCGAGAAGCCATTGCCGAAACAATCAAGAGGCTCGATCCTCGCTCTCCCTCTTATAAGCCTTTGCAAAGGGTGGGAGGTTCAACCGTTCCTCTACCACGGCAAGACCCTCGATCACGAGATGACGAACCACAGAGCTAAGCGCGACTTTTCTTGTCGTTCTTTTGTTCATAACCCCCGCGACCCTTTCAAGTCTCCACATTGTGACAACGTCCGTTCTCGCTCTAATATATCCCACTAGCATTTTTACCTCTTTTTTTTACACCGATTAATTACGCTTTTTTTTTTTGATATGTCGGCGTGATTTTCTAGCAAAATCGGGATCGTTTCAAGGTCTTCGGTTTTTTTGTATTTATTGTCCGGTTTTACTTGCGGTGTTGTAGTAGATGCACTACAATGGGGACAGAAACAAGGAGAACACAATGAGCACCGAGATCAAACGAGAATTAAAAAGAACCCTGATTGGATATGCCTGCAAAGAATTCAACGATTTTCTTGACACGCACAAAGCGCAAAGCCTTCGGGATCACGGTCGCCGACTGGAAGCGGAAGCGAGCCTTCGGGATCTTCGCTTGGCTGTCGAGTTGATGGATAGACACGCAGAGGAACCGCAAACGGTCTTCGAGGGTTGGTGGATGCTTTGTGTTTTGGTTAGTGACCACGAAGACGAAGAAACAATCAACGCGATCTTTGACGGGTGTCGAAACGAAGAAGAAGAGATCGCAATGGAACAAGCGAAAGCAACAGCAAGAGAAGAGGATCACGGCTTCGATTGCTATTGTGCCGGGTGTATGTAAACCGAACAGAAAACAGGAGAGGACAAGATATGGATTGGCGAATAAACGAAAACACGGAAGAGAACAGACGGATCGCACTTTGCGAGCACTTGACCGAAGCGCGGCTTATTGCCGATGCGCTTTCGCATTCATTGTTCGAAGAGGTTCGATCACTTTCGGAGCCAACGGGTCCACGAGATGATTGCGACTGGGGTCTTATCATGCAAGCCCGGAGCGCGGTCGAGAAATTGAAAGAGGTTCAACAGTTAATTACAAGGAGGACAAGATGAACAAGACCGAGGTGAAAAGGTGTCCCGGTTGCGAAGAAACTCCGAGAGAAGTCCATTTTCCGGAGCATTGGGTTTGTGAAAATTGCACACACGATCTCGAGTGGATCGGGGTTGGTGTGGATGTTTTCCGATTGGACGACGTGGGAAGGTATGGGGGAATCGTCACATATCAGACTCCCGATCGTCGTGTATTCGAAGCAACCCTCGACAACTGGCGAGATCCTGATCCATCGCGTCCGGGCGAGACCGGACCCGAGACTGTTGATTTGGCATCCGCGGATCTCGCGTGGTTCAAAGTGACATCGGATCGGCTGAAATGGATCGCGCACAAGTTTGTCTTTGAAGCCGAAGCGCAGGTTCCCCCGTCGGTTTTCAGCATACACACGACAGACGATTTCCGGATCAGTGTCGATGTGAGCGAATGGCCCGAGGGTGAAGGGTTCGAGGAATGGTTCGATCATTTAATGGACCGATTCGGGGTTAAGGTGTTTGATTAAGTCCCGCCACTTTTCCTTCCTCAGAGAACCCCGTCTTCGTCCTGTCGGGGGGGTTCTCTGTTTCTCTCTGCTCACGAGGTGGTCTTGTGGTCAGAGCGAAACAAAACAAGGAGATAAAAATGAACGATATCAAAGGCGCGGATCTGTTGTTGGTAAATGGTTTTTTATTGGCTGCGAAGATTCCGGAGCACCGCGAGGGGCTTGCGTCGGAGTGTTTGAAACTGATGGAAATGGTTCGAAGACAACACGAACAGACCCTCGAGGAGTTCGAGGAGTTGTTGGAGATTTGGGTGGGGCACTTGTCCAAGGATCAGCCAAGCGAGCAAGAGTTGGAATCGGTGTTGTGCGATCTGATCGTGCGTTCGCTGTCGTTTTTCCCGGTTGAACTTCAAGCGAAAACCGGGACCGGTGGGGGTTTGACGTCTGGGGATATGTGGGCCGTGCCTCGAAGAATCACAATCGAACAGGTGCCGATCCCGCCACAAAACCCGAGATCCTCGGAAAATTCGGGGACAAGTCCAAATTTAAAGTTAGTCGAGGATCCCGAATACAAGGAGCCGCGGGATCGGCTTTCGGAGGATACACCACCGGGAGACACGGGGCAAGGGGATCGAATGTGCGCGACTTGTGGATCTTGTCGTGCCGATGTGCGAGCGAGAGCAATCGAAGAACGTCAAAATTGTCAAAAGTGCAACTGGTTGTTGCGATAAAAAGGGAGGAAGAGATGCCGCGGAAAACACTTATAAGCGAAAGCCTCGACGGTCGAGCGTTGAGAGATTGGAGAAAGAAAAGATCGTGGAGTGCAAAAGCGCTCGCGGAATGGGTCGGGGTTTCCGTCCATGCCGTCAGATCGTGGGAGTCGGGTCGACTTTCGATCCCTATTTACTGCGAGCGGATTCTCGATTTGTCGGATTCGTTGCGGGTCAATTCGGCAAGGGTGGAGGCTTTGGAGGATGAATTGAAAACGACAGAATCCGAGCATCGACGATTGCGCAGAGGGGAGTCAACACCCCTTCAAATGCTTACCTCGTTGATTAAATCAGCCGATAGCAGGGAGAACGGCAAACCCTAACAACTTGGGGTTCCCTCGGAAGTCGCGGTGCGTGCGCTTCGTGACTTGCGAGGGATACCTCCCCACGTTCCCCTCGATGGTGTGGAGCGTGTCGCCTTTCGACCCTTCTCCCCTCGTAATCCCAATCACCAATCCTATATGTCCGGTCCATGATCCCGGCTTCCCTCGATGCCAACACACGAGATCTCCGGGCGCGGGTTCGTTCGAAAACGTCCCGGCTCTTCCTGTTCGCTTGTAAAGGGCTTTCGCTCCTCCCGTCCGTTTGAATAGGTCCGTTTCCATATCGACCCCAAGATCGGCGCAGGCTCGATCGATGCACTCGCTGATAAACGATGCGCACCAATTCCCGTCGTCGTCGGTGTCTCCATCGTATTCTTTGCCGTGCAACATTTCGACGAATGGCCCGGAGTTGTTTCCGCCTTCCTCTCCTTCTCCGAGCATGGATCGAGCATGGTCGAGCGTGGCTTGTGCTAGGTTGGTTGGTGCTCGTTCGCTGTCGTCCTGGTGGACGAATCCGAAATACGCTTGCAAGTCTTCGAGCGTTTTCGGTCCCGCTTTTGCGTCGGTCTCGAGGTCTCGGGCTAGTTGATAGAACTCGACGAGCCCGGTGATATAATCGATTGTTAAGAGTTGGCGATCTATTTGTCTTTGGTTATAATCTTGTGCTCTCATTTTCCCACACACTCCTTCAAGTACCCACCTTCCCCGAGTTGCCTCCGGGTGTTGATTCCTTGGGACATAAACCAGAGAAGCCTCCGGTCTGTTTTTTTGATTTTGGGTGGCTCGATATGTCTTTCTATTTCCAACCCTCGCAACTCACAAAGAAATTCGAGAAAGTCCGCGATCTTTGTGGTTTCACATAACGCGAGCCCGTGAAAATAAGAGGCATCCGCTTCGAGAATAGTCGAGAGAACCTGTTGATCGTGTCGTTTGCTCGAAGAAACTCGACAGAATTCCCGCTTGTTTTTGCCAAAAAATATCAATTCCGAACCCACAAAGCAGAGACAAAACCAACAACCAAACCAGAAAAGAACCCGATCATTTTTTTGTTTTTTCCTTTTTTAACGCATCCCGAAAGCAATCCAAGAACGACGAATAGCACAAAGGAAGCACGGGGGGAAGAACGTCCGTACGGTCTTTTGCTATGTGGCTTGGGGTTGGTTGGCATTCAAGAACCCGATCTCCGGTTCGGAGATCCATTGCGCAGCGAAGAATAAGATCTGCGGCTCCCTTGGTTGCTCGATACGCGGATCCCCCGCTTGGGACGTGCCTTGTAAAGACCTCCCCTTTTGGTCGGTCCATCATTCCAACCTCTCGACCGGTTGCGGCTTCGATCGTCACGTCTTTTTCGTGACTGATTAGAATAACCCCATAGGGTCCGGACATTAGGGTTTCGAGTGCCTCTGTGACCTGTTTTTTCACAAATCCCCACAGTGCCGCGGAACTTCTTTGTCCGTGGAGCTGATCGACGTTGTGCCGTTTTTCTGTGTATTCAACAGCGAGTCGCGTGACGTTGTCGAGAGTGTCAACAACGACGGTTCCCCAATCGTGCGGAGTGGTCGCAAGGTGAACGCAAAGTGCTCGAAACTCTTCCCAGTCTTTGACGGTCGATCCGTCTTCATGGACTTGGAAGACAGAAAGCCCGGTCAGTCCTGCTTCGGTCGCAACGAAAAGCGGATCTTTGAACATAGATGCAAAGGTGCTTTTTCCGATTCCTTCTTTTCCGTACAGGATAACCTTCATGCGGTGCGGGTCGAATTGTCGGGGGGTTTTGTTTTTCGGTAGTGTGATCACGGTTTTCTCCTTCTAATAATAAGCCGACGAGATGAGGGTTCAGAACACGCATCGAAGATCTCGGGGTGCTCCTCTTTGACTTTCTTTGAGTTGAGCCGGGGCGAGGTTGGTGATTTGTAAGACACTCCCCAACCCTCCCCGAGATCTGCGGGTCCTTCGATGAACCCCTTTTCATGATCGGACATTTCAGATCGGATCCGGTTTTTGATCTCGTTTAACTCCTGATCGAGTTTGCGACGTTCGATCATGATCGTTTCGTATCTTTCCATGTTTTGGGAGCATTCGGAGGACAACAGGTTCTCACCTTCTCGAAGTTGGGTTGGTTCGGTTTCTTTTAATGTCCTGGTGACATCGTCGGACCCGTCGATCAACGACTTCGGATCGCGTCTTTTGATGGTGTCTTGGAGGTGCTCGCAGGCTTCCACAATGCGTTCGAAATACTTGCGATCGCGTTCGAGATAGAAGCAACGGGTCGTCGCGTCCACGACTGCGAAAACGTGACCCCAAGATCGATCCATGACTTCCATTTCGAGTTGAACCTGCGCTTCTACATATCGCGGCAACCCTCCCTCCCACTTTTTGCGACCGTTTGAAGTGACGAGTTTAAATTGCGCAACCCCCTCGCCTCGCTCCGGGTGTGCAACGAGGTAATCCGGAGTGGCGACGAGATAATCGATCTCCGGGTGTTGATATGTGGGAGCCTTTCCCCCGATCTCGAGTTCCGGATATCTCTTTTCATACATACGCGCTATTCCGTCTTCGAACTCTCTCCCGCATTCTGCGGGGCAATATTGATCGATCTCGAACTCTTCCTGGTCGTACTCGAGAGATCCGACAATTCGGTGATATATGCGAAACGCAGATCCCCAAGGTTGATCCTCTTTTGGCCAGTCTTCGAACCAAGCGAGGATCGCGCCAACGTCGCTTGCTCCGATGTATGGGGCGCGGAGTTCTTTCCATTGTTCATACGTGACATCGAAGGGAATGTGGACTTTTGCCGGTTTTCTTTTCATCTTTTCCTCGTTTGGTGGGCTTTTGATCTTAGTGCTTTGGGTTGCGTGGCGCAATAATTGCGCAAGAGCAAACCAAGGGAACTCCCGCCAGTGTTGACTCGGGCGTTTTGGCTTTTTTTTAACGCTTGACACGTTGCACGGTTGCAAAGTAAAGGGTGGAAGGTGTCGAAATGCAATCGAAAAAGAAGGGGGATCGACTTGGACGATTTAAAGAAATACCTGGAAACCCAAGAAATGAGCGCTTACGAGCTGGCGAAAAGAGCGGGGGTCCATCCTTCGATCTTGTGCCGGTTTTTGAGCGGTAAAACGGGAAAGATGAGCGCCAACAATGCAGAAAAGATAAGCCGAGCGACCTTGTGGAGTCTTTCCGTCACGGCGCTTTTATATCCAAACAAAAAAACAGAAGTTTACCCACCATCGACGATAGTTTTGAGGGAGAGAGGGGGATCGGATGAGTGACACGATCGATGTAGACGAGATCACGAGACTCGTTTTTGCGTGGGATTCGGAACCCCCCGAGAGCCGAAAGGCGGCGATTTATTGTTTAGAACGTCGAGCATACGATCTCGAGGTCAGTGTGGGGATTTATAGACACAACCCGAAGCGAGCAAAGGATCTCGAGGAGTGGCTCGATCAGTGCGTACAAAACCTTTCAACCCTGCGGATTGCGGCGAAGATATTGCGAGCACTCGACGGGGAAGAGGAAGGTTTGCACTAATGGGGAAGCCGAACCTGTGGAAGCCTGTCCCGTGTTCTTGGATGCGTGATATCAAATGGCACCAACTGACAGCGAAAGCGCGGGATCTGCTCTTTCGTCTTTGGATGGGTTCGGACGACGGGAAGATCCGGATTGCTCCGGGCTCGAAGGGGCTCGATTATAGATCGATCCAAGTTCTCGCTGTAACGCAGGAACGAGGCTCTCGCCTCGCCAATCAGATCGAAGAACTCATACAATCCGGCTTTCTATTGGAGCAACCCACAGAGGACGGATCGAAGTGTCTCGAGTTGCGAGACTTCAACCGGTTCGTTCCTCGTTGGCGTGTCAAACGGGATCCAACCCGTCGCAAAAGTGGCACCAACTCGGCAAAAGGAGATCAACGATCCCGCGAGGTTGGATCCTCTCCTGTATTGTATAGTTCTCTAAAGAGAACTAAGAACAGGGAGGGAGCCGTTATCGACGGCGCTCCCTCTCCTGTTATGACAGAAACAACCCAGAAAACCATCCGGAACTTGTTCGCAAAGAGGGGGATCCCCTTGCCTGCGGAACTTGGGAAAGGGGGGGAGGAGTGATGACAGCCGGAACTTGTGATCGACTGTGGGATCTGGTGTTGGGGGATTGCCGGGAATTGATCAAAGAGATCCCAGACGGAACCGTTCAAACGTGTATGACTTCCCCCCCTTATTGGGGTTTGAGAGACTACGGGAGCGACGATCAGATAGGACACGAGCCAACCCCGGTGGAATACGTCGAGGAGTTGTTGAGCGTGTTCGCGGAGGTGCGTCGGGTGTTGCGGGATGATGGCACGCTGTGGATCAACTTGGGCGACTGCTACGAAGACAAGAACGTGGTAGGCATTCCGTGGCGCGTGGCTTTTGCGTTGCAGGATGCCGGGTGGTGTCTTCGGTCCGATATCGTTTGGCACAAACCAAACCCGATGCCCGAACCCGTCACAGATCGACCCACGAAGGCTCACGAATACCTTTTTCTTCTCTCCAAGGGTCCGCGGTACTTTTATGATCACGAGGCAATACAAGAACCGGCGACCGGTAAGAAAAGCGGAAACATCGAGAGATTGCTTGGCATAGATTGTGATCGACCGGGTTCCGAGAGGGGAAGGGGGATCCCGTGGTCGGGGTCGGAGTTCAGAAACAAGAGATCCGTATGGACGATCCCGACGCAACCCTTCCACGGTGCGCACTTCGCGGTTATGCCCGAGGCACTTGTGGAGCCTTGCGTTCTTGCCGGGAGTCGTCCGGGGGATCTGGTTCTCGACCCGTTCGCAGGTGCAGGAACGGTGCTACTTGTAGCGACGAAGAACGATCGCAGATCGATAGGGATGGAACTTTCTCCCGAGTTTCGAGACATCGCAAGGTCTCGTATCTTGGAGTGGGAGAACACGGACGAGGCTCGACAGGGCTCGCTTGGGATTTAGGAGACAAAGATGACAGACGGAACATGTGACAAGTGGCAGATTATACAAGGAGACAACCGGGAGGTCTTGAAGACCTTCGAGGACAACACGATCGATGCCGTGGTGTGTGATCCACCTTATGAACTCGGATTCATGGGGAAGGCTTGGGATTCAACCGGGATCGCTTACGACGTCGACCTGTGGCGGGAAGTATATCGAGTTATGAAACCGGGCGCACACTTGATCGCGTTCGGGGGTACGAGGACGATCCATCGTATCACGTCGGCGATCGAGGATGCCGGGTTTGATATCAGAGACACGATCTCTTGGCTACAGTGGCAAGGGTTCCCGAAGTCGTTGGACGTTTCGAAGGCTATCGACAGACAGAGACACGACAGAGAGGAGATCCTTCGGGTGACTGGTTGGATCGCGGATCGTCGGGATGCGTCCGGTTTGACGAATAAGGATATCGACGATCGGTTTGGGTTTCATGGTATGGCGGGACATTGGACTTCGAACGCCTCACAGCCGAGCATCCCAACACTTGAACAGGTGCCGGAGTTGCTCGACCTTCTCGGGGTGCAACTCGAAGAAGTCGAAGAGGAGATCCGGGATCTTCTGTGGACTTTGAACACTCCAAGCGGGGAGCCTGGGAAGGATTGGTGGAAGCGTGAAGTGGTGGGTAAGCTGGCTGCACCCGCGTCAAGCATCTATTCGCAAGGGGCTGTTTCGTTGCCTTCTAGCGTTCCGATCACAACGTCCGCAACAGAGGACGCGAAGAAGTGGCAAGGGTGGGGCACGGCACTCAAACCGGCACAAGAACCGGCGACCCTGGCACGCAAACCCCTCGCGGGAACCGTGGCGCATACTGTTCTCGAGTGGGGTACGGGGGCTTTGAACATCGATGCTTGCAGAGGTGTGGAGGGTTGGCCCGGTCCCGCAGTCAGAGAAAGCCCGGACGGTCGATGGCCGGCGAACATATACGCAACCCCCAAGCCTTGCCGGGGAGAGAGGGAGGAGGGTTGTCGGGGGCTTGCGCCGGTCCAGAGGGAAGAGGTCACAGGGAGAAAGGAAGGATCCGCAGGTCAGAATCACGCACGAAGCGGGATGACTCGCTCCGGGGATATCCACAACCATCACCCGACGGTGAAGCCCATAGCCTTGATGCGTTGGCTTGTTCGGCTTGTCACTCCTCCCGATGGTGTGGTGCTCGACCCGTTCGCGGGGTCTGGTACGACGATCGCGGCTGCGGCTCTCGAACATCGGCGCGGTATTGGGATCGAGTTGTCGGAAGAGTATGTGGAGATCGCTCGGGCTCGGGTCGAGGCTTGGGAGCGAACAGACGACGCAAGGCAAATAGGTTTACAATTCTGAGCAACGGTGCTCGGGATGGGGTCTTGTTTTTATTCGACCGGGACCCCGTGGGAGATCTCCCCTTTTTCGCCTCTGGGGGGGTCTCCTTCTTTTCGAATGTTGGAGGACAAGATGGGCGCGAAAGTAATGCCAATACGAAAGAACGAGGGGTGGAAGCCTCTCCCGAGCGCAGAGGAGACAGAGTCCGCGGTTGTCGGAATCCTGGTGGCACACTTCCACGATCGAGAGTTGCCGGGGGATGTGGGGGCGCGGTTGAGGGGTGATCTGTTTCACAATGAACCACAGCGATCAATCGTTGCCGCAGTGCTCGAGGTGGGAGCGTTTCCCCCGTTGGTCTTTGAGCACTTGAAGCAATCAGGATCAAAGGTTCGGCTTTCTCAGATTTTGCAATATGCCGAAGAAGCCTTGCCTCTTCTCGTTCTTCCGAGGTTGATCGACAGTTTGCACACATACGTCGAAGCCCGGAGCGCAGTCCGCGCAACGCGGGAGGCTTCGGAGTTGGCGAGCAAGGGAAACGCACAGGAAGCACGCAAGGTTCTCGGGGAGTATTGCGCGACACCCCCGCAAGGTGGGGACGGGCTCGAAGCGTGGAAGCCTGCGACCGGGTCTGTTGATGCCGCGATCGAAAGGATCGAACGACTCGAACGAGGAGAGAACGACGGATGGATCACGGGTCTCGGGTACTTCGACGAAGTCGTTAATAGTTCGCTTGGTGGAGGCTTGCAACCGGGAACGCTTGGTGTCGTTGCGGGTCGTCCGGGGAGGGGGAAGACCACGTGGACGGTTGAATTACTGTGCGAAACACTAGCCAGGAACCCCGGCAACGAGCACCGCGAGGGGTTGTTGTGTGCGTTCTTTTCCTTCGAGATGGTCGCGGATCAGGTGGCGCAAAAGGTATTAGCACGCCACACGCCACCGACGGACGGTGTCGGACCTTTGAAGGCTTGCGATCTTTCGGCTGCGGCACGTTCTTCGGTGGCATCGTCCCAGCTCGCTAGGCTTTGGATCAATGATTCGTCGGGAATGTACATAGACGAGATCATCGACGCGGCTGATCGTTTATACTTGCAAGGGTTCCGGGTTTTCGCTTTGGACTATATCCAACGTGTCAAACTTGACGTTCCTCCGGAGTTGTCGCGGTTCGGCTTTGGGGAGGTATCGAAGAGGCTTGCAACGCATGCGAAGGATCGGGGGGTGGCTTGGGTGGCTTGTTCTCAACTTAACCGGAGCGCGGAGAATCGGAAGGTTCCGACGATGGGGGATCTGAAAGAAAGCGGAGATATTGAACAGGACGCATCGTGGATCGTTGCGTTGCATACTAGCCAAGTTGAGCCAGACGATCACAAGCGGGTCGGGTTCTACGTGTTGAAGAATCGGTTTGGCTCGGGTTCATGGTCGAGGGAGTTGATCGCAGACTGGGGTCGGCAACGGTTTCGGGTAAGTTATTGAGGATCCCCGCTCGTCGGTGTTATAACACACGCAACGAGGTGGGGTGTCTTATGAGGAAGAAGGCAAAGAGCACGGTAGGGATTCGGTTCGACGATGAACAGTTTCGAGAACTTGAGAAGATATTGAAAGCGGTTAATGGGTCCGACGGGCTCGAGGGTGGACGGTTGACCAGGTCCGAACTTGTACGAGTTTTGATTGGTCGAGCCTTGGAGGATATGACGATGGGAGATCAATCTAGAACAATGCGCGACAGTGTGAGAACACCGAAAGAGGAAGACAGAGAGGCAGAGGAAGCCAGACTCGCAGAGGAAGCAAGCCGACGCGGTAAGATGTCGAGGGCGAAGGGTGCAAGGTTTGAAAACGTGATCGCAAAAGAGATCAACGAGGCTTGCGACGGTGCCGACGCGAAGCGGGGTTTCCAGTTTCGCGGGGGTGATAACGTCCCCGATGTCGAGTGTCCTCTGTTGCATATCGAGTGCAAACGTGGCAAACGTCCGAATCCTCGGGCGGCATTGGCGCAAGCAATTGAGGGATGCCCCAAGGGAAAACTTCCGATCGCATTGATAAGAGATGACCGGCGGGAGACTTTCGCGGTCATGTTGTGGGAGGACGTGTTGTCCTTCCTTTCGGAGTGGTGGGAAGCCACAAACAAATAACAACAACGGGAGAACAGGATGAACAAAGAACAAACAGCGATAATTCTTGCGCTTTTAACTGCGGTCGGTAGCGCGGTGGCTTCGTATGTGGAGCACGTCGATCCGTCCGAACCGCAACAGGAGATCGCGTATCCGCTTGTGGCGAGTGCTCTCGAGGCTTTGGAAGCCCGAGCGGATGATCTCGAGTTTCGTTTGGTTGCGATAGAAGAAACCCTTGAAGG